GCAGGGAAAGTAGTTCCATTTGCTATAGCTTGGCGATAATTGACGGTATGGATTTGTCCAAGTTCCTTGGCTGACATAATGTCAATGGGTATAGGGGTGGTCTATAATCATTTTGACACCCACCCACTACCCTAACGAACACCTTCGGAGGCTGTGAACCGATGGACTAGCATCACTTCACATCTTCATTACCTCACCTACCGGAGATGGCGGTTTAAGAATTTGTGGGTGAAGATGTGTAACAAAAGTTACTCACAGCGGCAATATATCATTGGCCGGCCATCCAAAGTTTTGACTTTGCAGCGGCAACCTTCCAGGTTGAGTTGTTGACCAGGGGGAATAACTTCTGATCTCTTTTTCCTACAGCGATGTGGTTTCAATCCACGGACAACTTCGTTGCCACATCGTCTACAATACCTGTCTGGAACAGGCATCAGAAGCACCTGCAATCGTTCGGCCAACAATACCGACAATACATCAGCTGACATTTGACTTCGATAGAGAAGATAAAAGTGTATTTCATTCAACCCACTCTTTCTCACATTTGATACAGATAACATGAATTAGATCTAAACCCATACCAATCTCATGTCTGGATTGGTTTTTTTCTTTCTGACAACACTTGTCATTCATACTTCCACATCCGTTGGAATATATCCATCATTCGCCAGAATCACAGTAGTATCAATGTCGTCACTATGATATTCCAAAATGGACCCGGCTGATAACCAAGTCCATTTTCCGTCTTTCTTCACACGCCAATATAACTTTGCCATGTGCTACGCTTGTATACATAGCCTATTAACATAATGTATACATATTATCTACTATGTTACAATAACATTGAAACATAGCGTGTCTAAAAACAAACACCATTGACTTGTGCCAGAAGGCGGTCACTAAAACCAAGGAGGTGACAAATAATTATGAGTCCAATGTACTCAATACGATTTGCCTTAATGTGTGACATAATTGAAGCGGTAGAAACCGCCTTCGTGACTGTTTCAGCAGTTGCAGCTACAGTTTTTTCTTCTGGTGATATCATTTCTTCATCACTCTTTTAGTAGATTTCTTTTTTGAACTGGATCTCTTCCTCTTCGAGGGATCTCCCATAATGGACTTCCATCCGGAAACCATTACAGCTACGTTAAGATTCAAACCTTGGGTATTACTACCATCAAGTTCCATCTCTTCAACAATTATTGACATTTGACCACAGAGTATAGCGAGGAATAAAGCAGGATCAGGTCTCCAATTCCAATTCACAGCAAAGTCTGTTGAATCGGGAGTCCAGGTTAGCATAAATGGAATTTCTTCGTATTCAATTGATGCCGCATTGCGGTTTCCAGTAAAAGGGACTGTATCATTCAACACAAAGTCAGTTGCGTTGCCGTCATCAAGATTTGCAAGCAAAGTATCGAAGCCGTCCGGGAACAATAGATTATCTGCATCAGTATATTGTGGACGCACAGTAGTATTATGAACGCCAAATATTGACGCTCCTGGATCAGCAGAATTATTCAGAGCAAGACCTGTTCTACCATCAAGGGTAGCACGGTTCGGAAACACACCACTGAGATGACTGAATTCGTTGAGCGGTGCTCGGAAATCATAAAGAGGATTAGTAGAAGTATTGACACCTTGATTTTTCATCTGCTGTTTCATGGCTTTAAACGCAGAACGGAATGCTTCGCATCTACCTTTGGTAGGAGCATAATACCGGATTCGGCCGGTTACTTGCCCTCCGCCAGTGGTGCCTCTAGTATCCAGGGTCATATCGATGCCGACCACTTTGTGGTATGTTCCGGCTCTGACCATAGTTTGAAGTTGTTCGGTCAGTTGACCTGGTAGATCACAATTTAAGACATTTGCAGGGAAAGTAGTTCCATTTGCTATAGCTTGGCGATAATTGACGGTATGGATTTGTCCAAGTTCCTTGGCTGACATAATGTCAATGGGTATAGGGGTGGTCTATAATCATTTTGACACCCACCCACTACCCTAACGAACACCT